CGCAAAGAAAGACTATACACGACAGCAAAAAATTCAAAGAGGTGATATAATAGAAAAAAAGTACACCACTTGTAGATTAAAGAAGATTGTCCAATCACGATCTGGTGAACAGGCTTGTATATATCAAGGTGGTAATAAAACTTATGAATTAATGTTTGATAATAACTGTCCAAAACAATTTAAATGTATTTACAATCCTAACAGTAAAGAACCAAATATAGACAATGTGATGGATAGTTTAAATTCAATAGGTAAGTAATGTGATATATGAACATGAAGATTTACAAATAGATTCAACTGTATCATCTAAAACAAGATTATATAAAGATGATAAATTAGTTTTTATTGGTGATGGTTATAAAGCAATCACTATGATGATTAATAATAGCAAAAATCCAGAACCAGTAAAACAAAAGTTTCATGCCCAATTAACTATGAGAGAAAAACCAAAATTTTCTAAAGGTGATGATATAGAAACATTGAGAAAGCAAGCACTAGATGACCATGCTCAATCCTTAGTGAAGAAGAAGAGAAGGCGATAAACTCTTTATAAATAATATAGAATAGGAGTCAGCATGTCAAATAATTTTATGGGCCTAGATGGTTTCGTCTGGTTTACTGGTGTCGTTGAAGATAGAAACGATCCTGCTTTACTTGGACGAGTCCGTGTAAGATGTTTAGGTTTTCACACAGAAGATAAAGTGAAAATACCTACATCATCACTACCTTGGGCTCACATAATGTTACCGATAACAACACCGTCTATGAATGGTAAAGGTCAAAGCATACCATTTATGGTTGAGGGTACATGGGTTATTGGTTTCTTTAGAGATGCTGAATTACAACAACAACCAGTAATTATTGGAACACTGCCAGGCTATCCACAAACAGTATCGGATAAGACAAAAGGATTTAATGATCCAAATGGTGTGTATCCTCTATCAACCCACTTAAATGAAAGTGATGTAAACAGATTAGCAAAAGGTGGAGCGGATGATAAACCACATGAAATCATTGAACTCAAAGAATCTAAAAGAGATAAACAAGTTGCCGTTGCCTCAGGCGAACCTTGGGATGAACCAGCTGGGTCACATTCATCATCCAAGTATCCTTACAACCATGTATTTGAATCAGAGGTTGGACATATCAAAGAATACGATGACACACCGAGCAATGAGAGAATACACGAATATCATAAAACTGGAACATTCTACGAAATGCGACCAGACGGTTCAAAAATCACAAGGGTGGTTGGTAACAATTATGAAGTGGTTCACGGATCGGATTACGTCCATGTTAAAGGATCAGCAAACCTAACAGTTGATGACACATTAAACATAAAAGCAAAAACAATAAACATGGTTGCTGATACTATGAATAAAACAATAGGAACGCTTACAGAAACAATAACAACACATAATGAAACAACTGGAACGCTGACAGAAACATATACAACTAAAACGGAAACTGCGACAACTGGTAATACGACTTATACATCAGGCGATGTAGTTGCAAGTAATATATCTCTAGTAGGACACCAACATGTAGATAATGCTGGACTTGCTGCTGGAGTTACCACTGTGCCTATTGGTGGAAGTGGTTCAGTAACATCTGCTCAAGGAGATACCGTGACAGCAATTTCATCTGGTATAACTGCTACAGAACCAACATCTCTAGATTTAACTACAGTCTCAAATGTAACATTACCGACTGCTACATCATCATATCCAGATACACTGGTAAAAACAGATTCTACTGGTACAGTTAATAGTACAATATTGGCTGACAATGCTGTAACACAAGATAAACTTGCAGACGATGCTGTAGGTTCTGCTGAAATGAAAACTCTATCGACACTACTCATCAAGAATAGTGGTGGTACTACATTAAAAACAGTTCACGGTGCTGGAGAATAGTATAAATACTAATAAAGGAATTACAAATGTCGCAATATGATGCTCAGTTAAATAATAACACATCTAGAAATAATAGACAATACTCTGATTTAGATTTATTCTTTAGCAGAAAAACATCTAATAGCGATATAAATACACTTACAGACGTTCAAGCGGTAAAGAGAAGTGTTCGTAATTTAGTTCAACTAGATTACTTTGAAAAACCTTTTCATCCAGAGATTGCATCTGGCATTAGGGGAATGTTATTTGAATTGATGACTCCCTTTACTGCTCAAGTAATTGCTAGACAGATTGAGGATGTAATTAATAATTTTGAACCTAGGGCCAAACTTGTTGGTGTAACTGCGATACCAGATTTGGATCGTAATGCTTATGAAGTTAAGGTAGAATTTTATGTTGTTAACACACCGACAGAGTTAGTAGACTTAACGGTATTCTTAGAAAGATTGAGATAAGATGGCAGATACAAATAATCAGAAAGTACGAGTAACGGAATTAGACTTTGATGAAATTAAAGCAAACCTAAAATCTTTTCTAAAAAACCAAACAGAATTTAGAGATTATGATTTTGAAGGTAGTGGTATGAGTGTTCTATTAGATACACTAGCATACAATACTCACTATCTAGGTTATAATGCAAACATGTTAGCAAATGAAATGTTTTTAGATAGTGCGGCTTTAAGAAGTTCTGTAGTATCACATGCAAAGACTTTAGGATACGAAACATCTTCATGTCGTGCTCCGAAAGCAACTATAGGTATTGCATTAACAACAACTAACTCAACAGCCACTATGCCTGCTGGTACTAAGTTTACAAGTACAGTGGATGGAGTATCATATCAATTCGTAACAACCTCGACTGTCCAATCTACAAGTTCTGGTAATACTGTGAACTTTGATAATACAGAAATTTTTGAAGGAACATATGTTACCACAAAATATACAGTGGATAGCACTGATACGGAACAAAGATTTATTATCACTGATAACAGAGCCGATACTACAACTTTAAATGTAACAGTTCAAAATTCATCAACCGATACATTTACTACAACCTTTACAAAAGCAACTGATATATCACAGCTGTCTATTAATAGTAATGTGTACTTTTTACAAGAAATAGAACAAGGTAGATATGAAGTTTATTTTGGTGATGGTGTTGTAAGTAAATCATTAACAGATGGGAACATCGTAATACTAAATTATGTTGTTACAAATAAAACTGCAGCCAATGGTGCAAATGCTTTTTCATCACCAAGTGCTATTGGTGGTATTAGTGACATTGGTATTACACTCGTTGCTTCCGCTGCTGGTGGTGCAGAACCAGAAAGTATAAATTCAATAAAATTAAATGCCCCACTTGACTATGCGGCCCAAGGTAGATGTGTTACTAGAAATGACTACCAAGTATTTACTAAGAAGTTATTTGCAAATGCACAAGCCGTTTCTGTGTGGGGGGGAGAAGATGGAAGTTTTGATTCATCTTTAGGTGTTACTGCAACACCACAATATGGAAAAGTTTATATTTCAATTAAATCAAATACTGGACAGAACTTAACATCAGCACAAAAATCATCACTAGTTAAATCTTTTAGTCCATTTACCGTTGCATCAATAACACCAGTGATTGTGAATCCAGAAACAACATTCTTAATTCTACAAGTTAATTTTATGTTTGATTCTACAAAAACTGTTTTGGTTGGGCCAGACTTAGAAGCGTCTGTTATAACTGCAATTACAAATTACAATGATACATCTTTAAAAAATTTCAATAGTCCATTTAGACACTCTGTTCTTACTGGATTAGTAGATAGTGTTGATGCTGCTATTTTAAATAACACTACAATTGTTACCATGGCAAAATTCTTTACACCGATTATATCAACAAATGTCTCCTACACAATTAGTTTTAACAATCCACTATATAATCCTCATTCTGGCCATAACGAGCTTGGTGGTGGTATTATTGCATCTACTGGATTTAAAATTGATGGTAGAACAGAAGAAATGTTTTTTGATGATGATGGAAAAGGAAACCTAAGAATGTATTATCTACAAGGTTCTGCGAGAACTTATTACGCCACGCAAGCAGGAACAGTAAATTATTCTACTGGTGTGGTATCTACAAATGCATATAAATTTTCAAGTGTATCAAATGTTGATGGACTTACTTCTACACAAATTAGAATGACAGCAACACCAAATTCAAATGATGTTGTACCAGTTAGAAATCAACTACTAGAAATAGATTTAGTTAATTCAAGTATATTAAGTAATGTAGATGCTACTGCCACAACTGGTGTTGGTTATACGGTTGCCTCAACTGGTGGAGATGCACAAACCACAACTACGACAGTTCAAACTAATCCATCTAGTGGTTCAACAAGTGCATATTAGGGAGTAATCTATGTCTGAAAAATCTTCCAAGTTTCTAGGCAAGATATCTCCATTAGTAGAAGGACAGTTTCCAGACTTTGTTAAAGATGAAAACAAACTCTTTGTAAAATTTGTTCAAGACTATTATAAGTTTCTTGAAGCTGGTAAGATGGAACTTACTGCTGCTGTTGATTATATAAAATATGAAACAGAAACAATATCCTATATTCTTAATGATGAAGGTGATCGTATCGTTGCTGAACAAGGTGCTGGTACGGTTGGAAACTTTACTAATGGTGAGACTATTATAGGGTCTTCATCAAATGCTATTGCTGAAGTTATAGTAGAAGATGTCCGTAACGGAACAATCTACATTTCATCTCATCAAAAATTTGAAACTGGTGAAACAATAACTGGACAAACCTCTGGTGCAACTGGTGTATTAAAAAGATATCGTGCAAACCCAGTTCAAAATATTCAACAACTTTTAGACTACGCTGACGTAGACAATACAATCTTTGACTTTTTAAATAAATTTAGAGATTCGTTTATGGAAGCAATTCCTAATACTCTTGCAACTGGAACTGCTAAAAGAAATCTAATAAAATCTATCAGAGATTTATATTCTGCAAAAGGAACATCCGAAGGTCACAAACTCTTTATGAGATTGTTACTTGGTGAAAGTGCATCTATCTTTTATCCGACACAATATATGTTGAGGGTGTCAAATGGAGATTGGCGTCAAAAGACTACAATGAGAGTTGAGACTATAGGTTCTTCTGCTGATGAAATTGTTAACCAAGTTATAACTGGTTCAACATCTTTTGCAACTGCGATTGTTGTAGACACTATTACGTTTCAACAAGGTTCTGTATCTGTTACGGAACTAGAGATTGACTCTGTAGTTGGTACATTTCAAACCGATGAATTGATTACTGCAATATCAACACTTACAGACGTTCCTGCTAATTTTCGTATAAAAGCAATTGTTTCTTCAGCAGACTTAGGCACTTCTGGTGCTTTATATGTAGACAATGAAATAATTGATGCAGAGGCTTTGGGTAATGATTTTGCTGATGTTAGAGTTGATGGTATTAAGTCTGGTGGAGTAACATCAATTGAAATAGATGCTACTGGTGCTGATTATCAAGTGGGAGATAAAGTAACCTTTACTGCAAACGCTGTAGACACAGACGTATCTGACGCTTCTGGCTTTGTAACTGTAACTGGTGGTGGTATTGCAAATGAAGATAGTTCAGGCGATATTATAATCTTAGAAGATGACACCTCTGTTAGTACGGAAAATTTTGATATCCTACTAGAGAGTAGATTAGAGGATAGATTTATCGGAGATGGTACGACAACTGCATTTACATTATCCACTGTTCCTTCTACGGATACTCTTACAGTACTTGTTGATAATGTAGTTACAACTGCTTATACACAATCTGGTTCAACTATAACATTTACAACAGCGCCTAAAAATCTCTCAACCATTTTTATTAAGGGTAATCCACAAGATTATCTACTATTAGATAGGACAGATTCTAGTGGCACTGATACTGGATTTAGAATACAAACAAATCAACAGATAGAAGTCGTTGATACCTTTGGAACAGATAATGATCAAATAGTTCTTGAAGATGGTTCTATGGGCGCAGAGTTTGGACAAATTAAAAAAATATTTATAGAAAACAAAGGTGATGGTTATACAAGATTGCCTACTGTTTCTGTATCATCTACCTTTGGTACTGGTGCTGATCTTACTTCTCTATCCACAGAGATTGGTAAAATTCAAGCAATAAAAATTAGTGACTCTGGATTCAATTACACAGTTTCAAATGCTCCAGTTATTGAACCAAGAGCACACTTTGTTTTAAAAGATGTATCTGGAACATTTGCCTTAGGTAATACTCTAACTACAAACGGACACACTGGAACAGTTCAATCGTTTGATACTGGTACTAAACTATTAACTACAACTTTTGAAAATGAGGAAAGGATCATTCACGAACAAAAAGGTTCTACTTTCCAAGATAGTATTGAGTTAGAAGGAAACACTGGTGATAATTTATCATCTAGATTATTCTTAGAAGATGAACAAGACTTTGATGGTGGGGATAATATTGTATTAGATGGAACTAGTATAAAAGCACCAATCAATCAGACATTTGTTTTAAAAGTTAAAAAATATTCAGAATTAAACGAGGATGGTGTATCTGTCAATCGGTTTATGATAAATGAATCTAAACGACCAGAATTAGCATTGTATGAGGGTAACACTTATTATTTTGATTTATCTGACCCATCGTTGTATAGTGATAACACCTCTGTTAATGCTCACCAATTAAGATTTTCAACTACACCAGATGGAACACATGCTTCTGGAACTGCATTTACAGATGGGGTAACTGAATCAGTTATAACACTTATACCAATTGGAACTGCTGGTTCGTTTATTCAAATAGTTGTTCCAACGAATGCTCCAAACCTTTATTACTATTGTACAAATCATAGTGGAATGGGTAATACTATTTTAACACCACAACTACAATCAGTCGTATTGGATGAGGGTGGAAATATATTAACAGACGGATTAAGTAAACATGAATTTAATATACGTTTGGAAGATGCAATTAACTATACTGGTTTTGGTATTATAGAATTTGAAGAAGATGCTGGTTTTATTCAAGGACGTTTAGATTTAGAAGATAAGAGTAAAATACTTCTAGAAAGTTCTAGTGAGTTAAGTGGTGGTGGTATTGAACTTGAAGATGCTGTAGGAAAAGTTAAAGCTGGATTTAATTATAATGTGGGGGGTGTTCAACTAGAAGAATCTATTAGTAGTTTTGTCCAAGGAATTGGTGAAAAAATTGTTATGGATAGATATAGAGAAATCAATCCAGGCTCAGTATTCATAGTACAAGAAAATGGTGATCCATTACTTGGTGAAGATTTTGGTTTCAACCTAACATTAGAAGATAATGATCAATTTTTATTAGACGATGAAACTGCTGACTTTATTGTAATGGATGGAACAAATAGTTCATCTCTTAATGTTGGACAAAATTTGATACTAGAACAACCAATTGATTTTTCAAATAAAGATGTCACTATCACGGATTCTAGTGGTGCAACTGGA